GACAAGTAAAACAATTACAAGACAATCCTGAGTTATTAAAACTTGGTGGCGAGAAAAAATATTGCACATTTTTATTTACAGACGTTAGAGGTTTTACATCTTTATCAGAAAAACTAGAACCAGAAGAAGTTACAGATATAATGAACAGAGTGCTTACTGAACAAGTTAATTGCATTCAAGCTCATGGTGGTATGGTTGATAAGTTTATAGGCGACGCATGTATGGCCATCTTTAATGCCCCCCTTGAAATAGATGACCATGAAAAACGTGCCGTCGCCTGTGCCCAAGATATGCGTACAGCGATTCGCATGTTACAAAAAGAATTACCTGAACCTATTGCAATTGGTATTGGTGTAAATTCAGGAGAAGCAGTAGTGGGCAATATGGGATCTAATACTAGATTTGACTACTCAGCTATAGGTGACGCGGTAAATACAGCAGCTCGTCTTGAGTCTGCAACGAAAGAAGCTGGTGTTGACATACTAATTGGTGAAGCTACAATTAAGAAAACGCAAAATGGTGTTTTTCATAAAAAAATATACGTAAAAGGAAAAAAGAAACCGTTAAAGGTTTATACTATATAAATGGCGACAACAAGACCAACAACATTAACTGTAGCGGCAGATCTTGCCAAGCATGAGGCCCAATGTTCTGAGCGTTGGAAGACAGCCTTTAATGAATTTGCTGATATAAAAAGCGAAATATCTTCTATTAATAATACAATTAAAATGACAACCTTCGGAGTATTTGGCTTTATAGGCGCTCTAGCTATAGCCTTAGTATCTGTTCTACTATGAAATTTAAAGGATTATTAAAAAACGTTGTAGGCGCAGTAGCTCCTACACTTGGTACAGCTTTGGGTGGACCTATGGGCGGTATGGCTGCGAATATGATATCCGAAGTATTGGGAGTTCCAAATAATCCCAAATCTATTGAAACAGCAATTCAAAATGCAACTCCAGAACAAATGCTACAGCTTAAAAAAGCTGAAAAAGACTTTGAGATAAAAATGAAAGAGCTTGAAGTTGACATCTTTGCTTTAGAAGCGAAAGAAAAAGAAAACGCTAGGGGTTACTTTTCTAAAGACTGGACTGCAAGAATAATTGGTATAGCAACTATAGGTGGCTTTTTAGGTTATATATTTTTGGTTACGTTACAACCGCCAGAACAAAACTCAGAAGCTTTAATTAATTTAGTATTAGGATATTTAGGTGGATTGGCTAGCGCAATTATTTCGTTTTATTTTGGGGCTTCTAACTCAAGCAACAAAGGAGACTAATATGAATATATCTCAAGAAGGCTTATGCCTTATTAAAAAGTTTGAAGGCTGCGAGCTTGAAGCTTATAAATGTGCAGCAGGAGTTTGGACTATAGGTTATGGTTCTACCAAAGGTGTAAAAGAAGGCGATACTATAACTCAGGAAGAAGCTGATCATCTTTTATTAGAAGAGATGAAAGAATACGAAGGATATATAAACGATTTAGTTGAAGTGGATCTAAGCCAAAATCAATTCGACGCTTTAGTATCTTGGGTATTTAATCTTGGTCCAGCTAATTTAAAAGCGTCTACGATGTTAAAAGTTTTAAATAATAAAGAATACGAAGATGTGCCTGCGCAAATGCAAAGATGGAATAAAGCAGGCGGAAAAGTTTTGGAAGGTTTGGTAAGGAGAAGAAACGCGGAATCTCTACTATTTGAAGGCAAAGAGTGGGGAAAAATATAAGGAGATAAAATGCCACATGCTACAACGCGTATTGCGTTAGCAGGTGAATATTTGGCAGCGTCATATTTGATGAGATATTGCGACTCTGTTATTTTAGCTCCAGCAGGTCATCGTTCCGATTTAATTTTAGACCATCAAGGTCAACTCTATAAAGTACAAGTAAAGACTACAAACAGCACCTATAAACGCAGGGGAGCTGATTATTATCGTTGGGAAATACGAACCAGCAAAAGAACGCAAGATAACATTAGACAAAATAAAATGGTAAGATATGGAAACGGGCAAATAGATATGTTTTGCCTTGTTGCCTTGCCTATTAATAAGGTTTTCTTTATTCCTTATACAGAAGATGGAAACCAAACAGAGTATGCAAAGACAGCAAAAAAATTAAAAGAGATTGACTCAAAAGAGTCTTTGATTAAAACTTTACTAACAATAAATAAAATACCAGAATTAGAGCCTTTAAATGACCTTACAGAAAGCAGTATTTAACCCAGGTATCAACAGAGAAGGTACCGATTATAGTAACGAGGGCGGTTGGTTTGACGTCAACTTAGTTCGTTTTAGAAAAGGATATCCAGAAAAATTTGGCGGATGGACCAAAAATACTCCTAATAGTTTTCTTGGAACTTGCAGAGCTTTGCATCCTTGGGTTGCTTTAGAAGGAACTAAATACTTAGGACTTGGTACCACTTGGAAATATTATATAGAAGAAGGTTCTAACTTTAACGACGTTACGCCTATAAGAACTACTACAGCAGCAGGAGATGTTACCTTTGCCGCAACAGATGGATCTTCAACTATTACTGTAAGTGATACTGCGCATGGCGCAGTTAAAAACGATTTTGTTACGTTTTCAGATGCAGTAAGTTTAGGTGGCAATATAACAGCGGACGTTTTAAACCAAGAATATCAAATAATATCAGTAACAACCGACACTTATACCATCACAGCTAAAGATACTAACGGCGATACTGTAACAGCAAACTCAAGTGATACAGGAAATGGAGGCTCAAGTACTGTAGGAACCTACCAAATAAACGTAGGACTGGATGTATATATACCTGGTACTGGTTGGGGCTTAAACGGTTGGGGCGAGGGAACCTTTGGTTCTGCTACAGCTTTATCTGTAATAAACCAGTTAAGACTTTGGACGCATGATCACTTTGGCGAAAACCTAATAATGAATGTTAGAGGCGGTGGTATCTATCAATGGACAGAAAATAATGGTACCGATACTAGAGCTGTAGACATGTCTAGTATATCAGGAGCTAACTTGGTTCCAACCGTAGGCTTACAAGTTATTACTTCTGAAAAAGACAGACATTTAATTGTATTGGGAGCAGATCCTTTAAATGATGCAGGTACAGCTAGAACCGGTACAGTAGATCCGATGCTTATAGCTTTTTCTGATCAAGAAGATAATTTACAGTTTGAGCCTTTAATTACTAATACTGCTGGTTCGTTAAGACTATCATCTGGCTCATCTATTATTGGAGCTGTTAAGTCAAGGCAAGAAATACTTGTATGGACTGATACTGCTTTATATAGTATGCAGTTTGTTGGACCGCCATTTACTTTTGCAGTAAACCTAGTAAACGAAGGAACAGGATTGGTTGGCCCTAAAGCAGCAGTAACAGCGCCTTCAGCTATTTACTGGATGGGTTACAATAATTTTTATAGCTATAACGGTAGCGTTCAAACCATACCTTGTAACGTTCATAATTACGTGTTCAACGATATTAACTTAGTACAGTCATTTAAAATAAACGCTTTTACTATTGCTGATAAAAACGAAGTAGGTTGGTTTTATTGTTCTTCTAGCAGCGACGAAATAGACAGATATGTTATTTATAACTATATGGAAAACCTTTGGACGTATGGCCAACTAAGCAGAACGGCTTGGCTAGATGCTGGTATAGAAAACTTTCCAAGAGCAGTAAACGGCGGATATTTATATCAACAAGAAATAGGATTTGACGCAGACGGATCTCCGATGACTAACGTTTTTATAGAAAGTTCTGACTTTGATATAGGCGAGGGCGATCAATTTACTTTTATACGAAGAATTATTCCTGACTTTAAATTTATAGAAAACCAAAATAACGGCTCGATTAATATTGTTGTTAAAACCAGAAACTTTCCTGGAGATTCTTTAACAACTAACTCAACAAACGAAATAAGCGAAACAACGCAACAAGCGTATGTTAGAGGCAGAGCAAGACAAATGGTATTGCGCTTTGAGTCAAACGACGACGCTGATAACGACGGTAACTTAGGTATTGGTTGGAGATTGGGGGCGACCAGAATAGATATAAAACCTGACGGTAGAAGATGAGCAAACTCTTACAAACTCAACTACCGATTGCTACAGGCGAATATGTGCCAGCTTCTGTTTTTAATAGACTTATAAGAATTTTAGAGATAAACTTAGGATCAGTAGATCCAGATAATACGATACAATTGTCGACTACTGAACGTGATTCTTTGAATTTTAATCAAGGCACGCTAATATTTAATACAACAACAGAAACGCTACAAGTATTTGACGGGACTGAGTTTATTGATTTAACGAGCCATCGCACTTACTTAACAGGAGTTTCTGCTACATCAGCGTTAGGAAGCGTAACAGTTTCAACGCCTTAACATATGGAACAACATGCTAGCAGAAAAAATATATTTAGAAGAACAACAATACAAGCTTAAAAATCTATTACTCGCATATCCGTCTGATTGGTTTTTAAACAAAGAAACCCTAGAAAAAGCCAAAGCATCTCTTCCAAATATCGTAGACTTTTATAAGAGTATGGGAGTTAGTAACCCAGAAGATAATCCTTTAACAAGCGTTATATCAGAGCCTTTAAAAGAGGTATATACCGTTCCTTTGTTTTCAAAAAAGTTTTGCCAAATATTGTTAGATGAAATAAATAATATGCAAGAACATTTTTCATTTTGCCCGAATCCAGAAGAAGACGAACTTAGACAAATACCAGAAATAGTTTTAAGTGAAAAATGTCCAGAGTTATACAACTCTTTGCTACACGTAGTTCAATCTTTTATTAATCCAATCTTATTAACGATATGGAACCGCCACGTTACAGGTGGCAATATACAGATAGCAAATTATAATTTAAAGAATAAAAAACAAGGTGCCTGGCACCACGACGCCAGTTCAGATGTTAGTATTGTAGTACCCTTAAATACAGGCGATTACAAAGGCGGCGGAACAGAATTTTTAAACAGGGGAGTAGTAGAGCCTTTACCGACAGGTAGCGGTCTAATATTTCCTAGCTATACTCATATGCATCGAGGCTTAGCAGTTGAGGAAGGCGATAGATATTTATTGGTTTTTTGGCTTAATTCTGAGGAAGAATCAATTAACAGTAAAGAAAATTAAGGTTACAATAGTATGATGAATAAAATAGACAATAGCGGACAAGGATTAGCAAAACTAGGTAGAGATGAAGACCAATATATGGCTCACGTCGCCCAAGGCGAAATGGTCGTACCACCTATCATTTCTCCAGAAACAAGAGCTCGTATAGAAGCTGAGATGAAGGCTGTAGGTCTATCTCCGGATGAATATACCGTTGGCGAAAACATGTCTATTAATCCTATTACAGGAATGCCAGAGTTTGGTTGGTTAAAGAAAACATTTAAGTCTGTAAAGAAAGTTGTAAAGAAAGTTGCACCTATTGCTACTTTAATACCAGGAGTCGGTACGGCTTTGGGTGGAGTTCTTGGAGGTATTGGAGGACTGGCAACCAAAATACCAGGTATTGGCGGAGCTCTAGGAAAAATTGGAACTGCTGCTATGAAAGGAATAGGAAGTCTTGGAATTCCTGGGGTATCTTCTATTGCTGGAGGTACAGCAGGTGGATTTGGTGGGATAAAAGCTGCTCTTACAACAAAAGCAGGATTATTTGGAGGAGGACCTTTAGCGGGAATAATGGGCGTTGGTGGCTCTGCTCCTGTAACAGTAAAGTCAGGAGATACTCTTACAAAGATAGCAAACGATGCTGGAGTGTCTGTTCAAGATTTAATAAAAGCAAATCCTCAAATAACTAATCCAAATCTAATACAAGCGGGAATGAAAATTAATATTCCTGGATCTGGAGGATTTTTATCAAACATTTTAGGACCGGGACAAGGATCTATAGCAGACTACGATCCAACAACAGGTCAAGGACAAAGTAGATTAGGATTAATTGAAGATTTAATAAAAGGTACCGGAGGAAAAGTCCGAGAAGGTCTTGGAGGCCTTGTTGGCGGATCTCAACAGCCAGGCGGCGGAATGTTTGGAGGCAATATGGGAGCAGCTGCGATGGCTGGTCTTCTTGGTAAAGCTGCATACGACGCTGCTAAAGAAAGAAAAGGCGGATTAGCCGCAACACCTGCTGTAATGATGGATGAGCTTGGTAGATACCAGTTATCAAAAGAATTAGGAACAGGTGGAACTAGAGGTGAGTTTGGTTTAGGACCAGCGCCAAAAGCTTTAGAGTTTGCTGGAGGCGGTTTAGCTTCTACAAGACAATATTTCAATATGGGAGGAGTCGCTGAATTAGATATGAGAGATGGTGGCGAATCAGCAGGCCCAGGTACAGGTACTTCAGATGATATACCTGCGATGTTAAGTGATGGTGAGTACGTAATGACTGCAAAAGCAACCAGAGGTGCTGGAGCATTTAACGTAAAAAAAAATAAATCAGGTATAGAGTTAGTATCAGGCGGTAAGCCATCTCGTAAAAAAGGCGTAGAAAACATGCGTCAATTAATGGATATTTTTGAGGCAATATAATGGCAGAACCTATTAGTCCAGTATTAAAACAAGTAGACAGAAGACAGGTAATATCTGATCCTTTTGTAAGAGAATTATATTTTGGATCTCCTGATTATGCAGGTTTAATACAACAGGCAAGAGGGGCTGCGCAAAGATATTTAGATGTTGGCCCAACAATGAGGCAGACTGCCGGGCTTTCTCCTTTAGAAACTGCTGCAATACAAAGAGCTTACGGCGGTATTGGTGGATACGAGCCATATTTAAAAGCGCAAGAACAAGCAATACTCGGCGGTATGGGGACTTTAGGAACAGCTAGAGGTTTATCTAGAGGCACTTTAAGAGGATTTCAACCAAGAGATGTAGGAAGATTTTACGATCCGTTTGAAGAACAAGTGGTACAACAAACCATTCAAGATGTAATGAAGGGCGGCGCTCAACAAGATATAGCAGCTAGAGCAAGAGACATTCAAACAGGCGGTCAATCAGCTTTTGGTTCAAGAGCAAGATTAGGCGCTGGTGAAAGACAGGCTGCTTTAGGCAGAGGTCTTGGAGAAGCCTTATCAAGAATTAGATCAGGTGGATATACCCAAGCTTTAGGTGCAGCTCAAAGAGAATCAGAATTTGGTAGAGGCGCTTTACAAAGAGCTGCAGAATTTGAGCAAGGATTAGGAAGAGAATTATCAGGATTCGGAAGAGAGTTAGGCGGCTTGGGTCAAATGTATCAACAGTTAGGACAATCAGAAAGACAAGAGCTAATGGGTCTAGGCGCCGTACCAAGAGAATTAAAAGAGCAACAGCTTGGAAGACAATATGACTATCAAGAAGCTTTACGACAAGATCCGATGAGAGCTTTACAATTTGTTCAAGGTTTTGCTCCTCAATATCAAGGTGGTATGACTCAAGTTGAAAGTCAATATAGAGCTCCTATAGATCCTTTACAGCAAGGTTTGGCTGCTGGACTGGGTGCATATGCAAGTCTTTATCAACCACCCCAAGCTGGGGCAGCTCCGGCAGCAGCTCCGGCAGAAGCTCCAGCAACTCCAGCAACTCCACCAACAACTATGCCCGGTATGAATCTCCCAACAACCTTGCCTGGTGCAGGCGGATATCCGGGAACAACGGGTGGGTATAGCCCTGGTGGATATAATTTTCCAACAACGATTTCAGGAGCTGGTGGGTATCCAGGAACTCCAGGATTTTCAACAGGAGGTTTAGGAGGTTTTAATTTCCCAACAAATTTACCGGGAGCAAATACAGGATTACCAGGCTTCTAATATGAATATACTACAAAGAAAAATGTTTGCTCAAGGCGACGTGGTAAATGCAGGACCTAAACCTAGAATTGATATACCAAAGTTAATTCAATACTACGTATCTCAAGGCTACAACGCAGCTGAAATAAAAGAAATGATTCCAAATGTTTCTTTTTCAGAAATAGAAACAACGGTAAGCGGTTTGGGCGGCAGCGTTAATCCAGCAATTGCCAGCCCTGGTGCAAATGAATTTACCGGTAATATAAATGTATTTCAAGAAATTCCAGAAACTAAAGTAATCCAAAGACAGGCTCCAAAAGTAGAGTTGCCTAAAAATATAGAATTAGATCAAATTAGAAAATATATAGAAGCTACTAAAGATTTAGGAACAGATAACCAAATCCTTGGATTAAAAGTAAACTTTAATTTAACAGACGAAGAAGCTAAAGAATATTTAGCTTTGCCAGAAACTTCTATTGAAATGCCAGACCCAAGTTTGGCTTCGTTAGATGTTGTTGAGGTAACAGAGGAGCCAACAACTGGTTTTGCATCCTCAGATTTACAATCCAATCAAATAAGAGATAAGCTTACAAACTCAATATATCAATTACCAGCTAATTTTTCAGAACAAGTTGAGCAAGGAAGAATAGGGGGTACTACTCTATATTCAATAATTAACAATAGGGACTTTGAGTTTAGCCCAGATGTTGCAGCTGCCTTAGAAAATTTTGCTAAGATGGACGAACCTTTTAGAATAAGCGAAAGGATAGGTGGCAGCTTTGAAGAAAGAAGAGGCACTTTTGCTGGGCCGGGAGATTTTGGATACGGAGCTCAAGAAGCCGGAAGAGGACTTGCTAATATAGGAAGACCTATCCTTGAGGGGATTGCTGGATTTGCGGGTGAGTTAGCAGGAGGTCAAAGAGGAAGAGAAAAATTCCAAGATTTTATTCCTGGAGATGAAATCTCTAAAAGAGATATTGGGTTAGCAAGATTATTACAAATACCTGGAGTTTCATATATCCCACCAGAAACTGCAGATTTATCAAAACAATTAGAAGATTTAGAAAAAACCTCTGCTGTATCAGATAAAGCAATTGGAGATGAAACTGAGGATACTAAAAAAGAAGAAGTAAAAGAATTTTTAAAACAAGAAGGTTTGGAAGAAACAATTATTCCTGATGAAGATCTAGATAAAGATACAGATGTAGACGCTGATAAAGATGCAGATGCTCAAGCTGGTACAAGTCAAGCCGCAGGTGTAGTTCCAGCAGGAGATTTTCAAAGAGCAGGCAACGTATTTTCTAACCCAAACTTTGTAAGATTTGTTGCTAATTTATCAAAAGGCTTAGCTACCTCAGAAGATATGGCTTCTGGCCTAGCAAAAGGTGCAGCGCTTGCAGCTGAAGAAAGAGGTTTAAGAGATTTAGAGCAGCAAAAATTTGATCAAGAATTACAACTAGAATTAATTGATAAAATGGATGCTGGTAAAATGGATCTTACCGACGCTAAAAAGGTATATGATTTAAATAATACAGCGAATACAGCAGCTCAAAGTTTTCAAAATTCAACAAGCACTCTTGCTCTTATAAAAGAATTAGAAAATGTTTTAAAGAGTAAAAACCCAACTTCTTTGAGCAGTTTTACAAAAGACATTCTTGAAAAAGCGGGTGTTGCTTTAGGCCAAGACAAAACAGGATCTATTGAAGACTTTAAAAAATTAAGCTCAACTGAGCAAGCAAGAAAGCTTTCTACTTTAATCAGCCAAGCAAATATTAGAGAGATATTGGGTGAATCAGGAAGAACTATATCTAACTTTGATAGACAAATCGTTCAAGATCTTTCTACTGCAATTGTAATAGGTGCTCCAGCTGCATCTAATTTATTATCTTTAAACGAGGTTGATAAAAGAATAAGAAATAATATGCAAACTCAGTTAGATGAAATTAATTCAGTAAGATATGCTTTAAATTTAGCTGGAATGGAATTAACTGGATTAAATGCTTTTGACGTTATAAGAAAAGGTATTTCTTTATTAGAAGCTACAGGAGTAGAACTTGACGACGAAATTATAGATTTTAGAGATCAATTTAAAAAATGAAAACCTACAGATTTAGATTAACGGATGATCTTACAGTACCGGTAGAAGCTAATTCAAGAGAAGAAGCAGTAAGAATACTTAAATCAGAAATTGCAAAGAAAGAGGCGTCGCCTCTTTTTGATTCTATATACTTTGATTACGAAACAGGTATCAACGTTCCAAGATTAAGACAAGCCCTAGCAAGACAAGAAAAAAGAGAAGAAAAAGAAAACGTTTTAAGAGCTTACGTTGACAGTACAGGATTTACTACAACAACAAAAGGTGATTTTGCTATTACTCCAGAAGGACAAAGAGTTCTTATTGAAAAAGGTTTACTAGATGAAGATAAACAATCTGATAAAAATATTGTTATAGATGAAAACAAATTTGGCAGCGCTGGCGACTACGCAGATTTTGCTGGAGCTATTGGTCCTATCGCTGGAGCGATTGCAGCTCTTAGCCCTCAAGGAAGGTTATTAAAAGGCATTCAATATTTATTCAAAGCCCCAACCGTAAGCAGAGCTATAGCATCTGGTATTGGAGCCGCAGGTGGTAAGGCTGCTGAAGAATCAGTAGATGTATTACAAGGATTTCAAGATAAAGATGCTAACGAGTTAGCTAATTTATTAAAAACAGAATTTGCTATTGGCGTTACCGGCCAAGGATTAGGAGAGTTAGGAGCAAAGGCTCTTGGCGCTTTTTTTGGTAGAAAAGCTCCAACAGAAAGCATAAGAGATTTTTATATTACGTCTAAAGGCTTAAGTATGGACGACGTTATTAGATTAGATAATAAACTCGGTAGAACAGCTACAGAAAAAGAAATAAACCAAGCTGTAAAAAGAGGTGAGGTAAAAGATTTAGGATTTAAAGCAATACCAACTCAAAGAGCTTTAGGCAGAGAAGTACCAGGAAGAATGCAGGCAGCGGGTGAAACTATTTTTGGTAAGACTAGAAGAGAACAAGGAATTATTGGTTACAATATGGCAGCCTTAAACCAGCTAAAAAGAAAGATAGCTGATCAAAGAGCTAAGCTGGATGAATACTCTATATTTTCAGAAACAGATTCAAAAGTTATATCAGAACTAAAAGCCAAGAGAACAGCCTTGGAAAAAGCAAATGAAAATGTAAATTTAGAATTAAATAAACTGATGAATGATCTTGCTTCTGAGACCGGAGGTTTTAGCTCTGCAATATTACAAAGCAAAAAAGAACTTGGTAAAAACATTCAAGATACTATATCCGATGCTTATCAAACTATTCAAAACAATCATAGAACAGCCTATGGAAAAATAAATGATAAGCTTAGAAATTTTAATCCTAATTTTAAAATAGATACTTCAGATATAAGCAAATATATAAAAGAGGTCTTGGATGAAGATTTTTTAATAGCAGCAAGAGCAGATGACACTAATTTTAAAATTATTACAGCCTTAGTAAATGGTTTAGAAAAAAGAGGAAATAAAGTAAATTTAAAAGAATTAGTAGATTTAAGAAAAAATGTAAAAGCAGAAATATATGCAGATAAATTGGGAGGAGGCTCTCAGCGTGATTTGGTTGAAAAGGTTTATAAGTTACTTGATGAAAAAATAAATAATCTTCCAAACGACCTGTTGAAAGAAATTCGATTTGTTGGACCAACCAAAACATTTAAAGAGCTTCAGAAATTAGAGTCTAAAATACCTAAAAAAATAAAAGATAACACAAAAGAATTATCTGACATCATTAAAGATTTAAAAGCAGAAAATAAGTTATATTACAAAAACCATTTGCCTTTTGATAAAGCTGTTGTTCAAAAAATAATGAATGATACAAAAATTGACGCAGATGATGTGTATGATGCAGTTTTTGGAATTAATGAAGCTGGAGACATGAAGGCTTTTATTCAAGCCATGCCAGAGGCTCAAAGACTTCCTGTAAGACAAAAACTTTTAAGAAGATATATGCAGGAAAAATCTAAAGCAGCTGTTGCAGACCCAGTAACTGGAATTATAAACCCAGCAAGATTTGCAAATATGGTCTTAAAAGACAGACAAAAACTAGAACCTTTACTGGGAAATAGATCTACAGCATTTTTTCAAGCGATGGATGATTTTGTAAAATTAAAACCAAACTTAACTGTAAAAGAATTAGAAACAGTTGCTGCAGAATTATCTGGA